TCATTTACACCTGCTTCACAGAGGATCACACCGCCCGCGACATTATCCGCTACTTGCTATCCGAGGGATTGGACGCCGAAGAACTGATTTACCACATCAGCGATCCAACTTTGCTGGCTAAACTTGAGGGGAAAAAATGAGTAACGATCTGATCAAGCGGCTGCATAATGTCCGCTTAGAGGGGGTGCAAGAACTCTGCTGGGAAGCCGCCTACCGCATCGAAGATTTGAAAGAGAGCAACAAAGAACTGACCCTGCAACTGCTTGCTACAAGCGGACAGGCCGCAGATGCGTTGGACAAACTCGCCAAGGCAATGGAGTATCTGCGGAAGATTGCAGCATACACGCACATCGGAACGCACGAACAAGGCATTGTCCAAAACGCCGAAGCACGGATTGCTTGCACCGCGCTGGCTGAACTGGAGGGTGGGGAATGATTGTAGAGATTCGAGGCCAAAGATTTCCTACAGTCCGCGCAGCTGCGGCAGCGATGGATGTGACAGAAGAGGCGGTCTATTCAGCACTGGCTCGCGGGCGCATGGACGTGGTAGGTCTAGGCACAACAAAAAAGAGACCCGTCACCATTGAGGGTGTGCATTTCCCCACAATGGCCGCAGCGGCAAGAACGCTCGGCTTTAGTTCATCGCACTTCAAGCGGGTTATAGACTCAACTAACCCAGCAACAATTTTGCGGATAAAGGCAGCAGCCATTCGCTACAAGGAAAGCATCAAATGAACCGCGAAGAAATCCTACAGACCGCAAGCCAATACATCACCAAAGACCGCGATGCGACGCACGGGGATGCAGAAGACAACTTTGACAACGTAGCAGACCTCTGGTCGTGGTGGATGCACGGGCGCGAGATATGCACCGTCAATGGCTTCGACGTTGCCATGATGATGACGCTGTTCAAAATTGCCCGCATCAAAGGCAACCCAGATCACGTCGATTCATATGTAGATGCAAATGGATATTTGGCACTGGCAGGGGAAATCCAATGCATGGAACGCTAGACCGCCAGAAGGACGAGCAAATCCTCATGGCGCTGCACCTCGTTGAGAACGTGGGCCTAACCCACAAGGACGCAGCACATCTGGTTGGCATGACCAAGAACGCCTGCATCGGGGCCATTGCACGGGTGCGTAATGAACCTACAGGCGTCCATAGCATCATCAGGAACCCAGAGAACAAAGACCGCAGCCAAAAGCCGCTGTGGTGGTTTGATCCAACGTCTGAATTTGGGTTATCAGTGCTTGATAAGGTTGCCAGATTGAAACAACCACAAAACTGATGTAAGATGCCGCAGCGACCGACACCGCTATGTGTCGAGATGAGGATGTCATGGCTGCTGGTAGACCAACTGATTACACACCCGAGATCATCAAGGCTGCTTGGGATTATGCTAAAGGCGGGTGGATCGCAGCAGGTGACAAGGTGCCATCGGTTGCGGGTCTGGCTTGCGAAATTGGCATTCACCGAGAGACCTGTCATGATTGGGCGCGGGACAAGGACAAAGAATTTTCCGACATCCTCAAGGCAATCGCGCAAAAGCAAGAGCGGGAGTTGCTGAATAATGGCCTGTCTGGCGACTTTAATTACTCGATCACCAAGATGATGCTGTCCAAGCACGGCTACTCTGACGCGACGAAGCAGGAACTGTCTGGGCCATCAGGCGGTGCAATACCAATCGAGATCAAGCGGACCATCATTGATCCATCAGAGGCGTGACATGGGCATTTTTGACTTACCTACTGGCGCAAACCCAGCCAAAGACACGCCAGTTGGCAAGGATGAAATGGGCCGCACCATTTACCAAACAGGCTATGGTGCGCGGTATGTGATGCCTGACGCGCCAAAGTCAGAAGCGAGATTCCCAACCAACTTTGCGTATGAGATGACAACGCCGCAAGAGCGTGCAGCCATTGCAGCGAATCCACCAGCACCGCAGCCGGAGCCAAACATCCTAAGCGGCACTGGCATTGTGGGAACGCTGGGGAATTTCAACCAAATGTTAAACCCGGTTGAAGCAATCGGTCAGTCAATGTCTGCATCGCAGCAAATGCTTGCGCCAGAGACTGCGGGATGGGATCGAGTCACCGCGCTTGGTAACATGTTGTCGGGTGTGGCAGGCGTCACAGCACCTGCTGCCGCTGCCTATAAAGCCGCAATGCCTGCTGCGACAGCGTTGATGGAAAGTTTGCTTGGATGGTCGCCACTGCGTCAGACCATCGTAGACCGCGCAACCCAGCCCGGTCCTATGCCAACCCTATACAGCAACCCAATTGCTGGCGATGTTGGTAGACCGCCAGTGACGTTTGCGGATGCCGAGCGGGCGATGCAGGAAGCGCCACTGGCAAGCATCCCACGCATTACGCCATCTGACTTGCAAGGTGCGAGAATTATTCCAACAGTCGCGGATCTAACGCGGGCTGGCGGTTATTATACGGGCATCGACGCATCAAGGATTGATGTGCCTGAGCCAATGATGGGTGGCCCGGGCTATCCACTATTGAAGTCAAGCCAAGATGCAAGATTGGCATGGGCGGTTCAAGGCAAAAGCATTGGGACAAAGAAGGCTGGATCTGGTGCGGATCTGATCGCCGTTACAGCCATGAACCCAACAAGTCACAAATCAAACATCAGTTTCATCAACTCACTAATCAAGACAACTGGTGCATACGTCAGAGACCAACGCATCCCGCGTGAAGTTTTGGGTGAACTTGATGCAAGGGTGAGAACATCGGCAACGGGAGGAGATCCGGCTTTGGCTAGGCTTGAGCGCTTTCCCGGCTTTGGTAGCCCAAACCTCCAAGAGTTTATCAATAGCGCAAGCTTTCCAGAGCGTAGCAGGATTGCTGACATCATTGGCAGCAAGGGCATGCAAGAACAGGGCTTGCCAAACGTAAATAGAGTTCTTCAGGAAACAGTTGATCCGCGTTACGCTGGGTCAAACCCGCGTGACACGCTTTTGTTCATTGAGCCAGATTTCAGTGCGCCGCCTGTCGACTTATTGGCAGAGGGCCTACCAGTTCACCCAAGCTATAGATATGGCATCAGAGGTCGCGTCTTTGGCGCACTTGATCAGAACATATCAACCTTTGAAATGTTCCCAACATTTTGGGGCGAAAAGAACATCGATGCTTTTGGCAAAGAGTTCAATGAAGGTGGGCGCCGAGCATTCGACATGTCGCTTCCAGTTGAAGAGGTGACAGGAAAGCAAGTTGGAGACCTCGAGCGCCTATTGCAATCAAGTAGCAATCAGTTCCCGGCGGGATCTGCTATGCGCCTGTCGCCGATTGATACGCGGATTGTCACGAACTCTATGCTAAATAAATGGAAGCCAACAAACCAGCCAGTTAATGCTGGAGGTGCCTCTCCACAGGCATTTGTTGATGCTATTACCAACAGCAAATATCGCCCAGCCCTGACAAGCTACACCGCAAAAGACATCAAGGCCGGAGCAAAATCAGGCGACCTTGTGGCTTATCAGCTTGGCGACGATGATGTATTCTTTGCCATAGACTCTAAGCCTGACTACTCTTGGGCTGGTGTTGACATGATGCCGGATGACAAGGCTTTGGTCGGCGTTGTTAGCAACGCACCCGGCGCAAAGGGAACAGCGGCACCAAGTGTGATGGCAAAAGCCATTGAAGATGGTGTAACAGTTCTTGACGCTTTTGCTGTGCCGTCAAAACGTTTCCCTGATGGTTATCTTCCAGAATACTATGGGGAATTTGGTTTCGAAGAGGTCGGACGTGTGCCATTCGACAAAGAAATGTATATTGCCGATCACGGTGAGCAGGATTATAAAGACCTTCTTGACGCTTGGAAGTCAGATGGTTGGGACGAAAGCATGGGCATGCCGCCCGTTATCGTCATGCGGTGGAGTGGAAACAATGCAGACAGAGCAGCAACAGCGGCAGGCATTCGTGGAGCAGGTGCGCCGAGCCATCGGGCCGAAACTCAAGGATTTGTCGCAGAGACAGAAGGATCTGTTGGACGCATCTCTAACGAGACTGTTCAACAAGAAACGCCCGGTGTCAGACGCGGAGATCGAGGGGAGGTTGGAGTTGATAACAGAGCAAATCTCTCCAGCAGGGCAAGAGAGACTGCAAAAGGCATATTGGGATCTACGCCTGAGCAACTCAAAAACCGAGGCCTCACAGCAGAGCAAATCTTAGGATTGCAGACGTTGCGTGACACTGGGAAATGAACCTAAACATCAACACCCCGCGCTGGGCTGTTCCAATCCTCAAGAAAGAACACGCCCGCTACATCGGCGCATTCGGTGGGCGCGGCTCTGGCAAGTCAACCTTCTTTGCGGAATGGATCGTTGAGCGCTGCGTGATGAAACGCACAGATGTGGTCTGCGTGCGTGAGGTGCAGAAGTCTCTCAAACAATCCGTCAAGAAGCTGATTGAGAACAAGATACAGGAACTTGGCGTGGGCCATATGTTTGAGGTGCAGCAGGCTGAGATCAAATGCCCGCACGGTGGCGTGATCATCTTTCAAGGGATGCAGAATCACACAGCCGACAGCATCAAGTCGCTTGAAGGGTTTGACATCGCTTGGGTGGAAGAAGCGCAGTCGATCAGCCAGTTTTCTTTGGACCTACTGCGCCCGACAATCCGCAAGCCCGGCTCGCAGTTGCTGTTCAGTTGGAACCCACGCTATGAGGACGATCCCGTTGAATCATTACTTCGTGGAAGCAACGCTCCAACCGACAGCATCGTGGTCGAGGTCAACTATTCCGACAATCCGTGGTTTCCAGACGTGCTACGGGATGAGATGCAATACGACCTCAGACGTGATCCAGATAAATATCTGCACGTCTGGAAGGGTCAGTATGTTCGCAATAGCGAAACCAGAGTGTTCAAGAACTGGGTGATTGAAGACTTCGACGCGCCGCCGGATGCTGTCCATCGTTTCGGTGCGGATTGGGGCTTTGCATCTGATCCGACAGTCTGCGTTCGCTGCCACATCATAGGCCGCAAGCTATATATCGACTATGAGGCTTATCAGGTCGGCTGCGAGATCGTGGACACGCCATCGCTGTTCATGTCCATTCCAGAGGCTGAGAAATGGCCAATGGTGGCCGACAGCGCACGGCCCGAGACAATCAGCCACATGCGCAAGAACGGCTTCCCCAAGATACAATCAGCCGTCAAGGGAGCGAAGTCTGTCGAGGAAGGCATTGAATGGCTGAAGTCGTTTGACATCGTTGTGCATCCACGCTGCAAGCACACGATTGACGAACTGACGCTGTATAGTTTCAAGACCGATCAGATGACGGGCAAGATCCTGCCAGTGCTGGATGACCGCGACAACCATGTGATCGACGCGGTGCGCTATGCTCTGGAAGGTGCGCGGCGGGCTAACGTCCAGCAGAAGCCAAAGGCCCGGCCAGTGGTCACTATGATGCCTATGGCAAGGTGATTGTTTTATCCGCCAAAAGCGCCTATAATGGCGCGAAATGAATTGCGAGGAACTGCCGTGGCAAGAATGACCAGAAGCGAACGCCTTGCAACAGTGCATCAGGATGCGCTGCAAGAGTTCGACGACATTCAAAGCGCCATGCGTGAAGGCCGTCTGCAATGCCTTGAGGATCGCCGTTTTTATTCCATCGCCGGGGCGCAGTGGGAAGGCAACCTTGCAGAGCAGTTCAACAACAAGCCGCGCTTTGAGGTGAACAAGATCCACCTGTCGGTGATGCGGATCATCAACGAGTATCGAAACAATCGCATCACGGTCGATTTTGTGTCTAAAGACGGCACATCAGACGATAAGTTGGCCGATACCTGCGACATGCTATTCCGTGCAGATGAGCAGGACAGCGGTGCTGACGAAGCCTATGACAACGCCTTTGAGGAAGCGGTGGGCGGTGGCTTTGGTGCATTCCGCCTGCGCACTGAATACGAAGACGAATATGACGAAGAAAACGAAAACCAGCGCATTCGGATCGAACCGATCTATGATGCTGACACAACCGTTTTCTTTGATCTAGACGCCAAGCGCCAAGACAAGTCTGACGCCAAGGTGTGCTTCGTCCTGACCTCGATGACGCGGGATTCGTATAAGGCCGCTTGGAACGATGACCCCGACACATGGCCGCACGAAATCCACCAGAACGAATTTGACTGGTCAACACCTGACATGGTGTTCGTGGCAGAGGTTTTCCGCGTTGAGGAAGCATCGGAACTGATCCGCACGTTCCAATCTATCGACGGCGAAGAAACCCGCTATAGCGAGAAAGACTTCGCTGACGATCCAGAACTTGAGAATATGCTAACGGCCACGGGTCAGGTCGAGGTGCGCCAGAAGCGCGTGAAGCGCCGCAAGGTGCATAAGTATATTATGAGCGGCAACGGTATTCTGGAAGACAGCGGCTACATCGCTGGCACTGAAATCCCGATTGTGCCTGTCTATGGCAAGCGCTGGTATATCGACAACATCGAGCGCTGCATGGGTCACGTTCGCATGGCCAAAGATGCGCAGCGCCTCAAGAACATGCAGCTATCCAAGTTGGGCGAAATCTCTGCGCTGTCCACGACCGAAAAGCCGATCTTTGCAGCCGAGCAAGTCGCTGGCTATGAAGTGATGTGGGCCGAGGACAACCTGAAGAACTATCCTTATCTGCTGATCAACACGATGACGGATGCGAACGGCAACGAAGCGTTGGCTGGCCCGGTGGCATACACCAAGCCGCCGCAGATCCCGCCCGCACTGGCTGGCCTGTTGCAGATCACCGAGCAAGACATCAGCGATCTGTTGGGCAACCAGCAGGCTGGCGAGCAGATGGTTTCCAACATCTCTGGCAAGGCTGTGGAGTTGATCCAGAGCAAGATCGACATGCAGACCTACATCTACATGTCGAACATGGCGAAGGCTATCAAGCGTTGCGGCGAAATCTGGCTGTCGATGTCACGCGATGTGATGGTTGAGTCGGGCCGCAAGCTAAAGGGCATCGGATCGCAAGGGCAGATGTCCACAGTTGAACTGGCCAAGCCTGTGCTGAACCCAGACACTGGCGCGGTTGAATATGAGAACGACCTGAGCAAAGCTAAGTTTGACGTTGCGGTTGAGGTCGGCCCATCATCTGAATCCAGACGCGCTGCCACTGTTCGGTCGCTGATGGGCATGATGCAACTTGCAACCGATCCAGAGACGCAGCAGGTGCTTGGCTCGATGGCGATGTTGAACATGGAAGGCGAAGGCATCTCTGATGTTCGTGACTTCTTCCGCAACCGCCTGATCAAGATGGGCGTTGTTAAGCCAACCGCAGAAGAACAGCAGGCATTGTTGGAGGAACTGCAACAGGCGCAGTCGCAGCAAGCGCCCGATCCGCAGGCGCAGTATCTGCAAGCAGCGGCAATGGAAGCGCAGGCCAAAGCAGGTCAGGCGCAGGCCAACACAGCATACACCTTGGCACGGGCTGAAGAGACCAAAGCCAAGACCGTTGAAGTGCTTTCTGGCATCCAGCAGAAAGAGCGCGACAGCGTATTGAACACGGCGAAGGCACTTCAAGAAGTGGTATCGCCCGGAATGCGGCAACCGCCCAGCCGCACATTCTAATGGGTGAGAATTGTATGAGGATCGAATGGACGAAGATAAGGCAGAATTTGACGACGATCTAGATGAAGTTGAGGAGCCGGAAGTCGAAGAACCTGAAGAGGAAGAAATCGACACTGAGGCC